GAGACGAGATCCTGATATCCCGATGACCGGTCTTCGAGGGCCAGCGAGAGTATTTGTTGATATGAGGCATTTGGGTTGATGTTCGGCATCGTGTTGCTCCCACGAAAACGGTGTTGGTTTCAGACGCGTCCGCGCGCACTCGCGTCGGAGCGAGCGATCAGGGGGAACGGGTTTGAGCCGTTGTCGTCTGTGCGCGTCTGAGGCGCCGTGGGTGCGGGTTTGAGCCGCCTGCAAATAGAGCTTAGAGATGACCTCTCACCGTCCGCAATGCGTTGGTGAGGGCGTCGTCTATGCTCGGCTGCTTCATCGGGCGGCGGGACGCTCCGTTTGAGGGAGCAACGTCCGGCGAGCCGTGGATGGAGCGGTCTGGTTTGCGGGTCTGAGCCGCCTGGGTCGTTCCGTTACCGCGGGTTTGAGCCGCCTGACTAACGGGCGAAAGTCTCTCGGCACGCTTATAGGCCGTATCGAGATCGAAGCCAAAGTCTATCTCCTGTTTGATCAGATTGGCAAGCTCGTCCATTCGCGGATGTGACGCGGCGTACTGATCCACCTGACTTCGCGTCATGTTGAAGCGCTGTATATATTCCGCACGCTGTTGCTCGGCGCGCAGGGCCTGAATTTCCTGCTGCTGTCTGGCGAGCTGGTGAGCTTGCGCAATCTGGGCATTGTTGGCCCGCATCAAGTTGATCTGTTCTGGCGTCTGATTGACGACGTGCCAGCAGACGTCGCGGAACGTGATCTTGCGACCGTCCTGCGCATGCAGATTGAGATTGTCGACAATGACGTCCAGGCCACCGAGAAGATCGCCGCGGAGCTTGTGCTCGATTGTGGTGTAGTTTCCAAGCACGCGATTGAGATTGGTTCCCTGCTGCTGGGCCATTTGATGGAACGGCCGGATTGAGTTCATCACCTCGTGGTCGGCGCGATACTGCCGATAGGCTTGGTCGTATTCCTGATGCATGCGATAGACTTCACCGCGCACGCTTTCCGGTGCTGCAGCCCATTCGGCCTTGGCAGAGTTTTTGAAGCGCCCCGGCGGGGCGCGGTAGGGCGCTGTCTCGGGAAGCTGCGGATGCGGTTGGGCAACCTGCCCCGGTTGATCCGGTTGCAACGGAGTTGCAACGGGTTTTCTCTCTTGCGCCGAAGTTGCATCCGACTTGGCAAAATGCCCATGCTCGGCGCGATCACGTGCCGGCTGATCAACCGGTCGCTTTTTCAGGTCGAACTTCTCGCGCTTTGTCTCCTCGGGCGGGTTGTTGTCGCCCATCTTGGCTTCGCGGGGAGTAGGCTTTGGCCGGTTTGGATCTTTCGCGCGGTCGAACGCCTTCTGGACCGAATCCTCTATCGGTCGTTCGCTGATCGGCTTTTGCGGGGCCTGTGAGCCGATGGGCTGCGGCGAGGACGTCGGTGAGGGGTTGATGACCGCCTCGTTCGATGGTGCTGGTGCCGGCGAGGACGCCGGCGGCGGACTTGTGTCCGGAACGTATGCGACGTCTGACATCTATTTCCCCTTGCGCACGGGCTTCGCGGCTTTCTGTCCAGCGCGTTTTTTATCGGCGGCTAGGAACTCCCGCGCGATCTCTTGTGGGATTCCGACTTGTTTGGCGAATTCCGGGTTATTGGCAACGGCACGAAAAAGTGCCGCCTGCTTCTTGCTATGGCTCGGCATTTTGCCTCCTCGGCCGGTGACCGGCCTGATATCGCTCGATGGCTTTCTTCCAGGACCGCTCCTGGCCCTCTTTCCACTCGCGCGTTTCGGTGCCACGGACCTTGGGCTTGAACTTCTGGTCGCCGACTTCCGTCAACCCGAGTGCGCGACCGACAGCGCGGAATCGGCGCTTACTCGTGTAGAAACGACCATCAACCTGCTCGGTCGCCGGCATCTCGTCCGAGATCACATGCGGCAGCGGTAGGCTCGAGCGTGCGACCGGAATCGTTTCCCGTGAAACTCGCCACCTTCCCGGCTCGATCTCGATCAGCTTCATGGCATCACACAAAATGAACGGCAAACTGCCGACCGCCCAAAAACAGGCCATTGTCGTCGACGAAAATGGTGACGCCATTGTCGTCGACAAAACTCGAAACCGCGTTGTCATCGACCAGCATCGGATCCTCTCCCGCAAGAAGTGGCTACATCACCCCCGCATTATTGCGCAACTGAACTCAAACAATCGTCCAGGTGCCAATAGTTGACCTTGCAACCCACGTCGATCCGCCATCGGCGGTACACATCAACTCCACGTAATTGCCGATTGTGCTGGCATGGATGTCGCCCGTTGTCGTGGTCGACGTTGACGCCGCTATGCGTATGTTGGCGCCCGTCCCTGTCTTGATCTTCAGTATCTGGGCAGCTGCGACATAAAACCCGTACCAGGTGCCGGGCGGCAAGCGCCCGGCATTGGAGTCCGTTGGCAGAGTAAAATCTACTTCTGCACTCGCCCCTATATTGTCAAATATCGTACCCGACATCGCGGATGTCAACGCGAGGTTAGCAGTCCTCGTAACGTATGGCGCGACAGATAGTTCGCCACCAATTGATCCGAACCAAGCGTTCCAGTCCGAACGATCAAACTTGGACCCAATGACATTGAGCGAAGATGACCCATGAACCTTGCCATTGACCGAATGACAACTAATGACCGTCATCTTGGAGCCGCAGTTATTCAGAAAATACCCGTCAGCACTCGATGTCTGCGTGCATCCGATGACAGAAACGAAACTATCCGGCTGCGACTCCAGAAAATTTGTGCTCTCGGATCGACACCCCGCGATGATCCATCCGTCTTGAATACCACCCTGGATATGAATATCCATCGTAGTATTGAGCTGAAAACTAACTCCAAGAATAGTAGACATAGAGCCGTTCTGGCAATAAATGCCCTTGGCACATTGCGAAATGTTTCCTCCGACAACTGTTATTTGCAGGGCGTTAGCTTCGCCAACGTAAATGCCAGCTGCAGAAAAGTTATTATAATAGCAATTAGAACTCAAAATCTCCGAGCCCATGTTGCTAGTAGAGGGTATCTTCAATCCGTAGGAACCAAGACCTCCAAAGGTCATGTCAGCAAACGTAACCGACTGCGAGGATGCCGACCCCGTCCCGTCCCAGTACATTTCAAAACATGAGCCGGTTCCGGCCGGCGTTAGCAGGCTGATGTTTTCAACCTTTGAATACATGAAGCCATTAGTGAGAAAAACCGACCCATTCGTCGTCGTGTTCTCGATGAGCGTTGATAGGCGCCCGCCTCCGTAGATATGCGCGCCCGCCACGCTCGTCAGCGTCAGTGCGCTGGTGATGATGTAGTGCCCGTTCGGAAAGAACAGCGACTTGTTGGTATAGATGCCGGGGGAATTGCCGCCATGTGGTGACCCGGTCGTCCCGAACGCAGCATCGATTGCCGCCTGGATTGCCGTCGTGTCGTTAGTTGAGCCGTCGCCCGTTGCGCCATAGTCCTTGACGTTGATAACCTCGGCCGCGCGCGTGCCCAGACTTCTGGTTGTCGTGGACCCCGTCGCCTTGATCGACGCAAGCGCAAGGTTTGTCATCAGAAGCCCCACCGGAGTCTGATGTTAGCATCGATATCGATATTGTTTTGTGCTGTCGGAGCTATACCCCAAACGCCAAGTTCCGAAAAGCGCCCTGCCCATGATGATCCAAATCCGGCACCAACTCTCAAAATATTTGCAATACCCGTCGTGCCGACCCCCGAACCAGTCGTTCCAGTACCATCGATATAAACGGTACCGGAGCCTGTATTGAGCAACATGGTCTGAACTGCATGAAAGGTGACCGTGGTTGCTGCTCGCACAACTTCGCCACTGCCGCCGCTCACTGCAAATGAGGACGAGCTGGTCCTATATTGAGAATATACCCCGAGAGCAGTATCACCAAAATATTGATCGTTCCCGGCCATGCTTACATCGGCAGATATCGCCGTTGCCACAAAAAACGGTTGATTGATGGTTACGCTTCCAGCACTGACAAAAAATGCAGAGCCGGTGAACAAATCAATTGTCGCCTTACCGGCACCAAGACCGCTTGCGTTCAATATCAGGTAAATAGAAGTACCGGAGAACGGCGTAAGATTTCCAATAGTCCCGCCCGCCTGATTGTATAACTTGGTGATCTTTATCTGCGACACGGAATGTGCCGTAACCCAAGCCGAGACTGTTGCGGTGTCCAACATACCATCTGAGCGAATGTTGACCGTGAGCGCGTTAGCACCAGCTTGGTCCGTTATGTCAATTGCCGGATTACTGCCGGTGGAGTATGCGGCAGTATAGCCAGCCAACCCCCACCAGCCTAATGCGCCCGCCACCTTGTCGCCGGGACCGGTGTAGGAAGCAACAATCGTCTCGGTTACAGTATTCGACCATCCGCTGTTGCCGATAACCGGCCGCTCAACGCGGGCGCGGAACCACCAGGCGCCCAACGCAAGTGTACCGGTCGAGAAGCTGAACGAGTTTGCGGCATCCTCGGGTGCGGTGATCGTATGCGTGATGTCGGTAGCGCCGGTAAAGCTCGAGTTGTTGGCGTACTGAAACCGGACCACATCGTTCACCGCCAGATCGCCGGTCAACGTGAAGTCAGGCGTGTTGTCGGTCGTCGGCGATGTCAGTGTCAGAGTCGGCGTTATCACAGGGGCACCGCCGGTGACGTAGATCACCGGCATGCCGAAGTTGGTGACCTGGGTCACCGCAATGCCGCGGCCGTTGGTGGCCTCGTCCACCGGGATGCCGAAGCCGTTGGTCGACACGACGACCGGGCGACCGCCAGATGCGACCGTGACGACTGGTTGGCCCATCACTCGGCATCCTTCGTTGCGGTGAACGTGAAGGGCATGGAGTTGCTCGAGTAGGCGCCGTTACGCACAACGACAGGCATAACTCCAGGATTTCGTGTGGCCGGCTTGAACGTGACGGACAAGGTGCCGTTCGCATTGAATACCGTCGTCCTGATCACGTCACCGACAAAGCACACACTCTTGTTGAAGAATCCCGTGCCAGTGACCGTCACCGTGATGTCGGGACCACCAATCACGCAAGTATTTGGCGTCAGCAGCGTGATCTTCGGCGCGAATACGCCCGCCGGAACATTTGGTGGTTCATTGATGCTGGACGGCATCATCCCCTCAAACGAGTATGGCAACGGTTCGTTGATAGATTTGAAAACGGCCATCAATAGCTCCCGTCACGCCGGGTTCGTTTGCCGCGAGGCGTCGTGCGCTTGGACCTGTGCACCTCGGCCGGCTCATCGAACGAGAACTGCACCGGCTCGGAGTAGAGTTCTCCGTTGCGGACCTGGCAGTCCACGACGACCGCCGCCTCCCACAGCGACGGCTTGACGCCGGTCGAGAGCGTCCCGTCCTCCTCGAGCGTCGTGGGCTCGTCGTGTCCGGCGAAGAAGATCACGCTCTCCGCGGTGAACTTCTCGCCGCTGACGAACAGCGTGAAGTCGGTGTCGCCGATATCGCAGGCGACCGGATCAAGGCCGGTGATGACCGGCGTAAGATCCTCTTGCGACGGGATCTCCACCGGTTCATTGATCGAAATAGGAAAGAGCATCGTAAGGCGGCCGGGGCCATCTGGCTCATTTATCGAGCGGATTCCCATGTCGTTCCTCCAATCATGTCCAGGTGAATGACTGCGTTGTCGGGACGGCGACGCCGCCGATTTTGACGTCGACCAGCCAGATCCCCGGGTTCGGCTTCTTATTGACCGTCGCGGTTATGGTTGTGGCACTGGTGAACGTCGTGTCGCGCTGCTGATTGTCGACCCAGATATAACAGCCGCGAGTGAAGTTCGTGCCGGTACAGGTAATCACCTGCGTGCCGCTCGATGCGGATGCCAGGGTCGTCGGCGAGATGCTGGCCAGCGCCGGATTTGTCGTCGGGTTCAGGGTCGAGGCGGCGAGCTGGTTAGGCTGTGGCAGCACGCCGGGTGTCAGGACCGGGCCGCAGCTCACCATCTTCAGTTGGCCGGCCGGGGAGGGATTGGGCACGCTGAGGGTGACCAGCACCTCGGTGCCGGCGCCTTCGGCCGCGACGGACGTGCCGCCGGTTGCGACTGCCGCATGGTTGGCGGCGAACGACGTGAGCGTGCCGACGGGTGATGGATTTGTCGTTCCGTTGACGCCGCCGCCCTCGTTCTGGCTGATCACCGGATAGGTGTTGGCCACGCCGTCATCGTAGTAGATCGGCGATGAGTTCGGGTTGGGCGGATAGTGCAGATCGGTGCCGTAGATGGCGGACGCGAATGTCGCCGGGTTCGGCAGCGTCGAGCCGGTGGACGACAAGTTGGTCGGTGGAGTCGGGTTCGGGTTTGTGACTGTCAGTGGACTCTGGGCCATGTTCGTCTCCTCACTGTGGTTGGTAGTTGTCCTGCGTGGCGAGTGCGCCCATGCCGCCGGCGCCGACTGCGCCCGGAACGGCGTACATCTTGCGAATGTCGATCCTGGATGGATCGAAAATGACGTAGTTGCTGGTGCGCGGGTCTTTGAAATTCGGATCGAGCAGCATGTCGCGCACTGCCGGTAGATTCGAACTTGTTGAGCGATACTGTGCGGGCAAATTAGCCGCGTGCTGAATGCGCGTGTTAACCTCGGCTAACGCAGCTGCGCGATCTCCACCGACTGCATCAAGAATGCTTGCCAGTGTATCGTTCGGACTTGCCTTGCTGCCAAGCGCGCGCGACCCCTGATCGAGATAGCGGATGCCGGGAATGCCGGCTTCGTTCAGGGCAGCAGCTTCATCCGGCGTCTTCGGCCTGAACTCCGCGCCCGTCTTGTTCCTCATATCTCCGACTGCGCGTAATTGTGCTGCGTACCAGCTATCGGGGCCAGCCTCCGCTGCCTTCTGCGTCAGATAACTCAAATCACCAACAGCAGGCGAAAGATTGAAACCAGCCCTCCTCAATGGTTCAACCATTTGCGGCTGTGCATGCAACGGCGCGTCCCAGTTCAGCATCTGCTCCGGCCGCGCATTGATGTTCACCTCGTAGGTGCGCGGGCCGACGATTGGCTGGCGACTTCTCAGCAGATCGAGCGCCGCCTGATCGCGCGGCAGGAAAGCCTCCGCCATCGGCAGCGCAAATGCATTCTCACTGCCACCCGCAATTGTAGCGCGCGTGCTGTCGACTTTCTGCTGCGCGAGCGCGATGGCCTTGTCGCGGTCGAAGTTAGCCTGCTTGAGCAACTGTGCCGCGTCCATTTCATGCGGTGGGAATCGCTGCATGAAACTATTCCAATACTGCCCGCCCTGACCCGACACCGCCGGGTTCTCGGCGAAGTAGAAGCCGTGGCCGTATGACTGCGCGCCCTCGCCGGTGCCGATCATGGACGGGTCGAACTTGTCGAACGTGTAGGGCGAGGAGTGATAGGCGAAGATGCCCTCGGGCTGGACGAGCTTGGCGCCGCCGGCGCCCACCGCTCCCGCAGGCGCACCGCCCGGCAACCGCGATGCGCCGAGCATGCCGAGAGCCGTGCCGGCGCCCCAGTTGGCCTCCTCCTCCGGTGTTGGCGGGCCGCCCGGCACCGTGCCGAACGCGCGGCCAGGCATTGCGCCGGCCTCATAGATGCCCGCGGCCAGCCGCTGCTGCGCATTGGTCATGCGCTGCGAGAGATCGCCGTAGTCGGGCGCATTGCCCGGGTACGGCATGCCGGTCGCCGGATCGTAATTGCTCTGATCCGCGAGTGATCCCATGACGTTGTCAGCCACCGGGGAATCCTCCCGGCTGGCGTTGTGGCTGGGTCATCTTGAACTGCTGCATGGCGCGGCGTTCGTCGGCGCGGCTTTGGATATCGCGCTGTTTCATGATGGCGGTCTGGACGTCGATATTGGCCTTCTGCCGCTGAGCCAGGATGTCGGCGCCTTTGGCGATCATGTCGGCCTGGTGCGTCTCGCGGTCGTGCATGGCGGCCTGGTTGGCCTCCATCGCGTCGGCGGCGCTTTCGTCCTTGGTGGCCTGCACCTTGGCCATACCGACCTGGGTGTCGGCCTGGACTTTCATCTTGGCGTGGTCGTCCTTCATTTTCAGTTCGGCGGCCTTGAGCTGCTGTTCGCCCTGATCGCGTTGTTTCTGGTAGTCGATCTTCATCTGCTCGATCTGGACCGCGATCTTGTTCTGGGCCGTGGTCGGGTCGTCGGGCCGCGGCTGGTTGGCCATGTCCTCGGTGTCCTGGACGAACTTGTCGATGGCGCCATCGAGCGAGCGCCCGGCGCGGTAGGGTTTGGTGGCGAACTTGAGGATCTCGCCGGCGAAGTTGGCGCTCTGCGGATAGGCCTGGACCAACTGGGCGAGTTGCGGGATCAGTTGCGCGAGCACGGCGACGAACTCGGCGGTGCGCTGTTTCTGTTCGTTCTCGTTGATCTGGATCGTGCTGTCGGTCTCGATGTCGAGGACGAAGGCCTTGGTGCGCTCGTCCTTGAGCAGCGTCAGCACCTGGTCGAGCGTTGGCTTGGAGGCGATTTGCGCCATGGCCTGCTTGCCCTGGTCGATGACCTGCTGTCCCATCTGGAGCATCTGCTGGAGCTTGCCCGGGTCGGGTTGTGGGGGCGGTGCCATGCCCTGGCCGGGCGGTCCCATTCCGGGCGGGGGAGCGGGCGGCGGGCCTTGCTGTGCGACCTGCTGGGCGAGTTGCAGCATGCGGCTTTGCTTGTCGAGCTGATCGGCGATCTCGCGCAACTGTTTCTCGACCATGGCCTTGGTCGGCAGTTGGGTCTGGCTCATTTCGACGATGGTGTCGTCGTCGAACTTCTGGAAGATGATCTCGCCGCAGATCTCGACCAGGTCGCGGGCGAGGCGGACGAGCTCGCCCTGCTTGTCGCGCACGCGGGAGGAGCCGTACTGGGCCTTGAGGTCCTGGGCGCCGAGTGTCTCGCGCGGATCGGTTGCGCCGCGCATGAGATCGGACAGGCCCATGATCTGGTAGATGTCCTGGATGATCTGCTGGCGGGTTGAGACGAGCTGGGTGAGGGTCTGGGCAATCACGTCGATTGGCATCCAGATGATGACTTCGGACGTGCCGCCGAATGCGGCCCAGTTGGAGATCGGGACGAGGACGCGGCCGGGCGACTGGTTGGCCAGCGCGGCCTGGACGGCGTCGCCGATCTCGGTCGATCCGGACGGATAGAAGCCGCGCACCTGGAGGCATTGGGCGATGGCGTGGATGCGGGTGGTGAGGGAGTTGAGCTCGTCGAGTTGGTCCTTGTACTGCATGACGTCGGGGACGGGGACGAGGGAGCCGCGCTGGACGGTGCCGTAGGCGGGTTGCGGGCAGGGGAAGAAATCGCGCAGGTCGAGGTGGGGGTCGTCCTCGTCGAGGATGTCCTCGCAGCCTTTGGCGACCCAGACGACGCGCTTTTCGCCTTTGTGCCAGATCTCCCAGAATTTGGCGCGCTCGCGTTTGTCGGCGCCGCCGACCTCGTTGGCTTCCTTGTCGACCTTGTACTCGGCGTCCTGGTAGGCATCGCCAGAGTAGGGGCGGAATCGATCACGGGCCTCGGATCGGGTGAGGTATGAGGCCGCCGCAACCCAGGTGACCTCGGCCCAGGAGCGGCTGACCGAGTGGAGGAAATCGCGGCGGTTCTTGAAGTCGATGCAGACCTTCTCGTAGTTGTAGAAGCTACCTTTGCCGCCGGATTCGTATCGGCACCAGGCGACGCCGCGGCCGATCAGCACGACGTCGTCGCGCACGGCGAGCATGAGATTGTTGATGTGGGCGAGGTCGAACGCGACGGTGGTGCAGCGCTCGAGCATTTCGGCGGCGGCCTGGTAGACCGGGCGGCGGTCCTTGAACTTGGTGACGACGACCGGCTCGGGCGGGTTGGAATAGATCGCGGGTTTTTCCACCTCGATGTTGGCCCAGAACATCTGGAACTCCTTTGGCCGGCTCATGTCGGCGAGGCGTTCCATGTTGGCGTAGCGTTTTTCGATATTGTCGCAGTGGTCGTGCCAGTCCTTGAAGGCGTCCTCGGATTCCTCCAGGAGATTAAGCCAGGCGCGGGAGCTTTTAGGCTCGAGCGCGGGATTGAACTCATGATCGTCAAACCGAATATCTTCTTTGACTGGCGGCCCGGGGGCTTGGTATTCAGCCATCGCGTGCCTCCGGTGTCAGCAGCTTGCGCGCTGCGTCGGCGCTCATCATGAAGGGGAGGAGGACGGAGATGGCTTCCTGCGTGTATCCGGCGAGCAGCAAGGTCTCGCAAGCCGCGAGCACTTCGGCCGGCGTTACGGTGCGCGGCATATCAAAATCGTATTCAGCCATGGGGTTGCGTCCCGTTCTGCATCGGAGCGCCGTTTTCGCGCAGCATCTGCTCGTCGAGACGGTGAATGATGCTGGCGACCAGGGCGAGCAGCCTCTCGACCTTGCCGTCAGTCACGTTCAGCATGCCGAGAACATGGCGGCGTATCCGCTCGATCTCGCCATACGCCTCGTCGCGCATGAAACTCCGCTCGACCCGGTATTCCACCTCCTGCACCAGAGAGCGGCCTGACTTGCGCGCGGCCTTGTCGATCTTGGCGCGCAGGGCTTGCGTCGTGCGCATGTTCATCGGCATGCGCTTGCCGGTGCCGCCCGTGGTGCGTTTAGGCATTTGGCTTCCCCCGTTTGATCCGCCGTTTCTTCCCTGCCGGTTTTTTCGCAAGCACGTTGCGGGTGTGGGTGGGCCGCTGACGCGCCAGTTGCAACTTGAGCGCATCCACCTCGCGCCGCAGGATCTGCTCGCGTTCGGTGATGGCGCGCAAATGCCGCTTCATCTCGGTCGTGTCCGAGAGCGCGCGCGCGGTGTTGGCGCTGATTGTCGAAAGGTCATCGGCAATCTGCTGCAGCGCATCGCCGGCCGCGTCGAGCGCACGCGCCGCATCGGTCAGCAGTGGAATGACCCAACCGACGCCGCGCGCCCCGTGCAGCAGATGCTGCATGCGCGGGCCCTCGTCTACGTCATGTCTGCCGTTGGTGCTCATCGGGAAGCCCTCACAACACGATCCCCTGGTTGCGCCATATCTCGCGCGGCGGCGGAATGATCCAGCCGGTGCGTTGTGGTTCACGCGGGCGGCGCACGGTGGTCGGCTTCCACGACAGCGACAGATACATGAAACTGTCTGCGGGGTGTGATGTCCAGTCGTGCACAGCATTCGACCGGAACGCCTTCTTCTCGTCGTCCCATTCGCGCCGGTACTCCTCCAGCGCCCGGATGCCGGTGTCCTCGGTGCGCGGATGAAAAACACAGAGCGGGAGGGTTCTGCGAACCGCGCTGCGCCCGTCCGCAAGGTTCGCCTTCGGTACAACCTGCGGCTTGAGCCCGACCTGCAGCATCACCTCGACCCGCGTCCGCCCGGTCCCCATCTCCTGCACCTTCGCATCGTGCGGCACATAGTCGATGCCGTGCTTCCAGCCATGGGTTTTGTGCTTCTTCTCGATCAGATCACGCCATTCCTCGATCCCCATCCCGCTGGTCGCGTAATGGTCGAGGATAAAGAGTTGGGCGCCCACGACCTGGTACCACCAGATGCTCGTGTCGTCCCGCATCCCGAGATCCCACGCCCGGTGAACCGGCTGGTCGGGAAGATGTTCTATCGGACGGATACGGTCCTCAATCCGCACGCCCGCCATCTCACGCGAATAAAATGATCCGAGGATCGCGGCACTCCAGTCGCAGTTATACTCCTGGTTAAACTGCGCCGTCCCGACATCCTCCCCATACAGCGCACAATACTCCTCCAGCGATTCATCGAGTTGGGTCGGGGATAATGCACCCGTATCCGTCGCGGTCAGCAATTCACAGAACCATTGGGGGGAGGATTTGGCATGATTATACATGTTGAACGCATGATTACGGCCGCGCGGGGTCGTGATAAATATAACCCACCCGTTATTCTCCTCAACCATCGGTCGGTGATACGCCCACGCGGATGAAACAGCCAAGGCCCACTCGGAGTATGTGATGCCCGCGACACCCGAGCCAACCGTGGCGTCATAACGGTCAGAGCCTATTATTTGCCACGTGCTGCCATTGACGAAACGAATGAACATCTCATTGTCGTTCACCGTCTCACGAATGCCGACAGGGAATGCCTCGTCAATCCGCCGCTTGCCCGTGTGCGCGTTGATCGCCGTCCAGATCGCCTTCCGGCCTTGAAGGAATTCAGGAAGACAGTGCCAGTAATTGCCCGGCCGCTGCATCACACTGCACGCCGCATGATGCAGGCAAATCTCGTCCTTGCCCGCACGCCGGTGCCAAACCGCCATCGAACGACGCCCGCCGGCCTGGAGGTGTTTCCACAGTGCCAATTGGTGCGGCCGGGGAAGCCACCCGTTGTGCGGGAGCGGTACACCCATCACCGCCACCCCGCCGCTATCGTGGCCTTGCGGGCCGCTATCGCCGCATCACGCCGCTTCCGCCGCCAAACCTGCCAGTACGCATGCATGCATCCCTTGCAATACGGCTGACCACCCGGCCGATCCTTCCGCGGACGCCAGTCCTTCTCCAACCCACACCGGACACACCGGAATGTCAGCGGGTCCGCCGAATGAATGTAGCGCCCAAAATCATCCCGATATTGCCGCCGACGAACCCCCATCACACGCCCCAGTAACCGTCCGCGTATACCGACGCCGAACAGTCCGCCGGAATAGGCTTCCCAGCCGCCCGCATCGCCTCCTTCGCACGCGTGAAATTCACCATCCCGGACGTCGTCCCGTCCACATACCGAACACGCCACATCCGAGGATAAACGTCGTCCCGGACAATTCCCGCAATCTTTGGCCGGGAGCGCGCAGGACGCTTCCGGGACGTTTTGTGTATGGGGATAGCACCCAGTTTAGATTGCGCGACGGGTGAGCCATCTGGACGGCTTTGCGGGCCATCCCTGACCGGGACAAACCTCGGACCGTCACCGTCCTCCTTCACCGTCAATCCCGCCGCTATCCCAACTCGCGAACTCAGCGCAACAACCGATGAACCTTCCCGCCGGATGCCAACCTCAACCGCCGGGTCAACTCCCGCCGCCAGCAACGCCCGCGATCCGTCCAGCAACGGCTCCCGCGTGGATGCAACAAGCTCAACCCCATCACGCTCGACCCGGTAATATCCGCGCCAATCGTACGGATGTTCCTTGCGCAGAGCGATATCCAACTCAATCATCACGGATTTCCTCCAGCAAAAAATGCGGTGGGTGGTGCGATGGAAAGAGCGGAATCCAAACACGAATAGACGGGGGACGTTGCCATTCGTAGGACCCGTGATCGGGTTCCCTCAGCATGAATCCAGGGTGGGGAATGCCGGGGTTCGTCAGCTGCGCGCCGAGCGCTAGCGAGTCGCCAGTGCGCATGCGGTTCGCGACACAACTGGGGACACAAATCGGCTAAGTCATTGATATTGCTAGGCACCCACGTCCCCTCATGAGGGACACTGCTTGCCAACATGCTCACGACGAATCGTCCGACGATTGGTCGCCACCATTATTTGTAGTCAACGGCGCATGATCGATGGTGCGAGGCGCTGGCACGGACTCGACAATGTGCCGGATGATTACCTGGATCGAACCCTCGCCGTCCTCGCCCAGGATTAGCGGCGCTTTGCCGTATCCACGCTCAAATAACAGCGCTGCAGCGGACACGCGAGCCGAGTCGGATCGGCTATGTTTTGCGATGCCGCAAAGCACGCGAACACACATGTCCGCATGCGATCTAGCGAGCGACCGCAAATCCACTGGGTCTTTCGCCACGTCAAAACCTAGTCCTGAAATGAGCGCGCAACATTATTGCGCGCAACAATATTTCGCGCAAGTTTTTAGTTTTGTCCGTTCTTGGTCAGCCGTGGCTTACCATTAATTTTCTTGCTAACCCCAATTATGACAATTGGCTGATTTTCCTGGCATGACGGTTGCCATGACGGCTGACGGTTCATGACGGCTTTGTCCTATATACGCGCGCTAAATTCTCTCTCTCTCTTTTTGACTCAACCAGTTTCACGTAGACGTATATAGAGCGAAGCCGTCATGATCCGTCATTTACCATACCCTGATACTGGAGCCGTCATGATTTACAGACCCCCTGACGGTTACATGACGGCTTGGTCCACAACATTCCCCCGTTAATATATTTGCTAATCCCCTATTGACTCTCCCGCCACTAGCGTCATATGATGCTAGCCATAAACTGGATGGTCTGGTTTAGACGGCATGGGGATACCAAAATGCAAAACACAATTTACTCAATCGATAGTGCGAAAGCACTAAAAGCACAATCTTACGGCTATCTGAATGGCATCCATTATATGTCCCCGCATACCTCTGGCGGCGTTGGGAATCTGTGCAGCCACGCGTCTTCTGCGTGCATTAGTCTTTGTCTCGGCCTTTATTCTGGGCAAGCCTCGATGGTCAAAGACCAATCGGACATGGAGGGGAACAGCACCCGCAAGTCGCGTGCGGACAAGGCGCGTCGTTTCATGGCTGACCGTGGCGGCTACATGAACGACGTCATTCGGTCGACCGAGCTTCTTATTGCCCGTGCGGCGCGGATGCGCCTAATTCCGTGTGTTCGTCTGAATGGCAGCACGGATGTCGCCTACGAGGGCATTCGCATACGTGCCGAGTGGTCGATCAAATACCCATATCTCACGCCATTCATTGGCATGAGCATATTTGAGATATTCCCCACAGTTGCCTTTGTCGACTACACGAAAAACCCCAACCGTTTTAACCGTCCGCTTCCATCGAATTACCATCTGACGTTCAGCCGTTCGGAAGACAACGAACATATCGCCATTGATCTCCTGAACCGTGGCGTGAATGTTGCGATTGTCTTTGCTGGCGACAAACCCGCATCATGGAATGGCTTCAACGTCATTGATGGCGACAAGCACGACCTTCGCCAGCTTGACCCGCGCGGCCCTGTTGGCACCGTGATCGGCCTTGCGCCGAAGGGCAATCGCGCCAAGCGCGACACATCGGGTTTTGTCATCCGTCAGGCGGCCTAGCGCCACTTGACACGCCATCCAACTAGTGCCATATGATACACACACACAAGGGAAGCCACATCATTTGGCTGGCCTGATCAATCCGGACGAAATCAATGCTTAATCCCTTGGACGCCTACGCGCATTGTGGCCTGACGTTTGCGGCCGCCCGCAATGCCAACGATGCCGCCGCTGTCGCAGTCGAAGAGCGTCACCTCATCCGCATGCTGGAGACCGAATCCCCCGACTGTCGCCCGTTTGCGCGTGCGGCCTTCAACGACGCGTATCAATCAGCCCGGATGGCCACGTCATGACCGGCCGCCAACTCACCGCCATGTTGCACGCGCTCGATATCACATCCCACTATGCGGCGCAGCGCGTGCTTGGCATTTCCCGCTCGACCATCATCCGCTACGTGCATGGCCATACCGTCATCCCAACCCACATCGAGCGCTACCTGCTCATGCTGGAACGATACGGCATCCCGAAAGAATGGCGCGATGCATGAGGTGCTGAAGATGGTGATAGAGGCACTAACGGACGATGCGCGGCATCAAGACGGCAAATTCGATGCCGCTACGTTCGACGCGATGTTCGCCGACAAGCCACTAGCCGATGTCGCCGAAGCCTGGACGCGCTACTGTGCCATCCACGAGGGCAATGAAACCATCACCGATCTGATCAAGGCCTTGGCCTAAGCCCCGATCCGCCTCCACCATCGCACGCGCTCGGTGCGCCGCAATTCCCATCCCGCATTGCGCAATGTCGATGCAATCCGCAATGCATGCTCATGCCGCATTTGCCCATCCGGAATCGACAACGCATCCCGTGCTATCTCGGCCGCCGTCACCCGCTCCTTGTCGGCGATATACCGCTCTATCTTATCCTCCCAGATATCACCCGAATATCGCGCGGCCTGCTCGGGCATGATCAACTCTCGCTCGAATTGTGAATCTGGCCACCATTGCCCGCCGTCCTGGAACGCCGCAACCGCCTCGGCGAACAGCTGATCGCGATAGTCCGCCAGCAATCCCAACTCTATCCTTCCCGACACCCCCGTCTTGACCGGCCAGAATCTCCGCCCGCCAGTCGGATCGCGCAGATATGCGTCCTGGTTGGTCGTCCCGACAAAAACGCACTGGCGCGGCTCCCTCACCTCCATACGCCCCCACGCCGGCCGATATCGCTCAATCTGCCGACTGATGAACGACTTGAGCAGCGCCGCCTCCGCCCTTGACATCGCATGCATTTCGGCCACCTCGATCAACCACTTGCCGCGCAAATGCTGGCTCGTCTCCTTGCCCGCCGTAATGTCTGGCAATCCATCGCTAAACCATTGCCCCCCAAGCACCTTGCACGCACTCGACTTCAATATCCCCTGCGGTCCCTCCAGCACGATCATATGATCCGCCTGGCATCCGGGGCTGAATATCCGCGCAACCATGCTAATTAAAAACATTCGCCCGATATGTTCGTTATATTTGTCCAGCGGCGCACCGAGATAAACCGTCAACCACGTGCCAAGCCGCGGTACGCCATCCCACTGCAACGACATCAGATAATCGACCACCGGATGAAAAGAACATTCATGCGCGCGCGCGGACATCGCAAATCGCGCCGTCTCGGGCCCGACGCCGGCTAGCCCGTTTTCCTGTAACCATTCCGTCAGGGAGGCAATATCGGCGTCCCTCACCCATCGGTTGGCCGAATCCATCCGCCCGATCTCGCGCTGCACCACAACCGCGCGCAGCATTTCGTCGTAGCCATAGCAATCCCGCAAATCCGCGTCGAACCGCAGCGCATTCATCGCGGATGCATGATTGGGCACGATCTTGCCCTGCTTGTTCTTCACGCATCGCTTTTGCCATCCCTCCCGACTGGCCTTGAACGCCACCACATTGTCCGGGATCTCGTCCATGTCATGTACTGACCTTTACACGCACAATGCCCGCCTCGCGCAGCACTCGCAGCGCATCATCAAAACTATCCACCACGTAATGCCCGCAACCGCCCGCCCTTGCGTGGCGCGCAAAATCTTCCTGATCCGGCGATAATCGTCCGCCGCGTCGCTTCAGTTCCATGAACTGCGCCGGACTACCCGGTATCCTGCTGATGAAAACGAAATCCGGCCAACCAGGTCGTACGCCCATCCGAGCAAGCCGCGCCGCAGTCGCCGGCGTGCGATACTCTCCGAGCGGTAGATGCGTATATCGCCAATCCGGATGGCACCACCGATGCAATGCATCCGCCACCATGCAGTGCAGTTCGAATTCTTTCAGCGGCGGCAATTGCTTGCCGCGATGGCGTTTACCACCAAATATATCGAGCTGGCGTCCAATCATATGCCAACCCCAGTGTGATGATTAAAGCGTATTGCGGACTAAACCCTTGCGTCGTCCTGACATGTCCGCTGCCCCTTGTGCAGCTCGCCGGGACATACCAAATGCCATTCGGCGGCGTCCTTTTTGCGGTTCCTTCCGCGGCAGGGCATCGAACGCCGCCAACAACTGATCGAGAGTGATATGAGCTGACTTCACACGCGGCGCAGCCAGCACCTCACTCCAATATTCGAGTGGGATACGGTAGCGCTGCCACCACTTGCGTACAGCCATTGTGCTCACGCCAAACTCATCCGCCATCGCATCCGTTGACGGCCAGAGATTCATGATGTCGCGAAAGGAAATTCGAGAGGCATCAGGCATGTCAAAGTCCATAGGACAAATCGTCCCCTTTTTCAAGGCCAAGGAGTCCCGTGACCACAGCCATCCGCTTTGGGACACTATGTCCATGGCCCGGATGTCGGAAACGGAAGAAAGGCTTAGCTTCGTCCGTCGGGTGAAGCAGGCACGCGAAGCCGCGTTCGATACACAAAAACCGATGATGACCATTCTCGGCGTGGAACAGGGCACCTACAAGCAATACGAAACCAGGACCCCACTCCCGCACCGCTTCATCCCGAAATTCTGCGCCGCTACCAGGGTATCGATGGAGTGGCTCCTTACCGGAGAAGGCCAAGGCCCGGCCGACTATCCCAAGGAAGTCCCGGTTCGCGTCCGCCGGCGCAAGGCCGCCTGATCGTCAGGACAATGAGTCCTTGACACTTAGGACAGCGTGTCCTATTGCTCTCCGTCACGCACGGAGCGCTTCCATGGAAGCTCGGACCAAAACCTGCCCTGACTGCGGCGCATCTTTCCAACGATGCGCCAGACGGCAACGATGTTGGTCATGCGCACACAGGCGCGACAAATTCCAGCTCGCCATCCAAGCCAAAGTCCATGCTGCCATTAAGCAGGGGAAACTGACCCGCGGGCCATGCGAAATCTGCGGCAAACCCAAAGCTGACGCACATCATGACGATTACGGCCAACCACTCAACGTGCGTTGGCTCTGTCGTCAGCACCATCAACTGCACCATGCCGCGGAACAACGCGCAGGCAACCTCCATCCGATGACAATTGCCCGTCGCCTTTTCCTCACAGAGCACCGGGAAGCCAAAGGTATCTCAGCCGAAGCCATGGCTGGGCGCCTCGGTATTGCGCGTGAGAGTGTCTACCGCATAGAGCGCGATCCGTGGCGCCTGAATGGCAGAAAACAACTTGCCTATGCGACTGCATTGCAAATCAAGCCGGAAGATCTCTGGAGTTCACCATGCTGACGGAGCGCCCCATGCTGCACCTCTCACCTCATACCGGTAGTTTCCTCGCCGCCGAGATCGTCGCCGGCTTTTTCTTCATGGTCTGGGCCGTCGCCCTGATCTTGCTTTGCATAGGGCTGAGCTGATGACCGAAAACCCGACGAGCGCGGCCTGCGGCGAAGTGCGCGCATGGCAGCAGGGCAAGAGGCTGGACCCGACCTACGTCAAGATGCAGATCGAGATGCTGCGCATCCGTTGCCCCGACATCTTCGATGAGGGCAACGAGGCCATCCGCGCGAACATGCTCGAGGGCGAAACTCGTCTCTACGAACATCTCGAGTTGACGGTCAAATACATGAAGCAGGCCGATGCCTATGCCGAGGCTGCGGCCGCGGAGATTGCCGAACTCATAATCCGCCAGGGCATGTTCGAGCGAAGAGCCAAAACCTACCGCGAACACGCACTGAACATCATGCAGAAGGCCAACGTGAAAAGCGTCGTGCTGCCGCGCGCAACACTCAGCGTACGAGCCGGCGTGGCGAAAGTCGTCATCACGGATGAAACCAAGCTGCCGGATTACTGCATTAGAGTGAAGCGCGAGCCGGACAAAGTCATCATCAAGGCCGAGATCGAGCACCACATCGACGTGCCCGGCGCGACTTTAAGCAACGCGGAGCCGTACCTCACGATTCGTGTAAAATGACGCAATCTGAAACAATCAAAACGTCAGAGGACCAAATGAACACCGCCGTAACGCTCGCGCAATCTCTCGCCATACCCCCATCATTCGGTCTTCTCCCGACCAATTTTGCCGAGGGAATGCAACTCGCCAACATGATGGCCGGCGCACGACTCGTTCCGGCCGCCCTGCAAAAATCCCCGGCCGACTGCTTCATGGTGATCCAACAGGCAATCCGCTGGGACATGGACCCGTTCGCCGTCGCACAGGAGTGCAGCGTGATCCAGGGCAAGCTGATGTATTCCGGCAAGTTGGTTGCCGCCGTCATCAACGCGCGCGGCAATCTCACCTCGCGTCTTTCATTCGCCTACGAGGGTGAAGGCGACGAGCGCACGATCACTGTGAGCGGACAGTTACGCGGTGAATCCGAACCGCGCACTGTTGAAGTAACGCTCAAGAGCGCACGCACGCCAAACCAGGTCTGGACCAAACAACCCGATCAGCAACTGATGTATCACGGCACGCGCGTCTGGGCGCGCCGGCATCGACCTGAACTCATGCTTGGAGTTATTTCGCCGGAAGAATATGAACCGGCAACAGCAGCGCAGCAATCGTTCAGCGCACCTGCCGACAAGCCATTGCCGCAGATGAGGCCAAAGCCGACGCCGGTCGAAATTGAATCCGCCCTCATCGGCACCGAACCCTGCACCTTGAGCAAGGGAAACGATGATGGTGATTGGCCAATCTGGGCCAAGTTGCTACTGGACAAGATCAAAGCCTCGCCCGACATCGACACCATGAACGAATGGATCATCCGCAACGCCGATGGTCTCGACGCGCTGAAGCAGTACGACGAGACCAAGCACAAGCGCCTGGTCGACATGATCGATCACCAGATTGCCTCTCGGACGGAGGAAGGAACGTGACGGATAACGGCACCGGTCTTCCGCTGAAGAGCGCATGGGACAGTTTCCACAAACGCTTCGAACTCGAAAAGCGATTGGACCCCGTCGATATCGAGATGGCACGCCTGATGTTCTTCTACGGCGCACGCGCTGCCGTCCTTGCCGCCTCACGCGGCAGCGCCGCAATCCGAATGATGCATTCCGAGCTGAGCGTCTTCGACCGCGAGGTAGCGCCATATCTGGCCGACACGTTTTGGGATCGAAACTATGTACGCGAGAAATCGAACTGAGCGTGTCGATGAAATGGAAGAGCGAAGAGTCCGTGAGTGTCTACTGGTGTTTCGCATGGCAATGCTGCGGACACACAAGGATCACGACGAGATCACACGGCTGAGCCAAGAGCTGGAGAAACGGTTGCGAACCCGGACGAGGCGATGAAGGCAGGCATTCACACATGTCCGCAATGCGGTCAGTCGCTCTACGCCGTGCGCTTTGGCGTGCGACTGCGGCCGATCTGGCTGCATATCGTGGATGCCATCGTGCGCGCCGGTCCGGACGGCATCATGCGCAAGGATCTCGCTGCGCAAATCTATCGCGAGGACAAGGCCACCCCCAACACGATCTCGGTCCACATCCACCACATCAATTCCGCACTGGCGTCGACCGACTATCGGATCAAGGGCGGTACCGGTCGAGGCTATCGCATCGTCAAAGATGAACAAGGAGAACAAGATGAATGAGAAAGACGATCATGCGGCCGGCTATGACTTTGTACGCCTCGGCGAAGGCCTGGCTTCTTCGCTGGTTCGCGCCGCAAAAGACCAAGTCGATAAGGCGCAAGCAATTCTCGACCAGACCGAATCCCTGGCCGAAATATTACGCGACCAGGTCAAGGCTCAGACGCAACAAATCGAGCAAATGAACGAGCGGTTCAAGCAGTTCGGCGAGCAAATGCTTGATGCTCACCGCGTGCTCAATGGTGTCGAACGGCCGGCTTCGCCGACGCAGCCGACGCACGAGGACATGAAGACGCGTTTGCGCGTGCTGCCACCCAGACCGCAGTAGCCCGGTGCTTCCTCACCGGGATGCCGTGTACCGGCCACGCAGGGTTCCGAGCACACTCATGCGTGGCCGGGCATGGCGCCATGGAGGCGACATGACGAGATACATCATCGCTTTCTGGGACTTCGCCACACGCTTGCGCCCGCGCGACGTGACGCATTTCGTCGTCCTGGTAGTCCTGGCCGTGTTTGCCCTGATCGGGGTGGAAACCCCCGTTCAGACACAGGGGGTTCTCACCCCGCCGGCTGTCGACACGTTCAATGATCGCTGGTGGCCGGCTGAAGGCTTTCCAACCGAACCACTCTCATTCGAGGACAGATGGGCGCCGGTCGAGCTGCTGCTGGCCAAGCGGGTGCGGGTGATCCCAATCGTCATGATGCGGGTGGCCGCCGCCGAGCCGGTACGGGCCATCGCCGAAGCGATCAAAGATCCGCCGGTTCCTAGGGAGCGGCCGGTTGCTCCCGTCCGCGATGTCTGCACCAAACACGGCATGCACCGGGTCGACTACGGCAAGACTTGGCGGTGCCGGCGATGACCGTTGTCAAACGGCGTAAACTAAAAGACGACGCCTTCGGCATATCGGCGGCGTGGGGTGAGTTCATGGTATCCGGCATGCAGCATGACATCGATGAGGTCTTCCGCCTCGTTCACGTAGCCGAGAAGGTGACAAAACTCGAGGCCGAAAACAAACGATTGCGTGCAGCAATCCTGACAGCAACTGACGCCATCAAGCGTGGAGCAAAGGATGTCGCCCTTGTCGCATTCCTCAAAATGGAGAACGACAAAAAGTGACCAACATCGTGGCACGGCTGCGCAGTGAGGCCAATATGTGGGTGGCAGAACCTCAGGCGACGGGAGAGCCGCATGGTGGAAGGCGAGAGATGACTGACAACGAGCGGAAGGTCTTAAAGGCGCTGAACTATAACGAGGACGGTACCTGCTTTTCCGGCTTCGCCTTCCTGCAGGACGAAACCGGCCTCGATCGTAAGGCCGTCCGCCGCGCTTGCCGTTCCCTGAAGCGCAAGGGCCTCGCTCAGTTTGCCACCGGGCTATGGACCGAAGACGGAGAACCGCGCGGCAGCGGGTACGCAGCCACAAAAGAAGGCGCCGCACTGTCGGAATACAACCCAGATGACTGACCTCCCGGGCTACGACGACTGGAAAACCCACGACCCCAACGATGACCGCTGCGAGTTCTGTGGCGCACTCCCGCACGAGCGCCTCGGTGGATGGCAACCCACCTGCTGCACCGGAAAATGCCACATCAACTGGCGCGACCCAGACTTCGAATACGATCAGATGCGCGATGAAAAGGACGGGAAATGATCGACATTCGCGTCGCCGACAAAATGGCACTGTCGACAGAAGAGGCCGGCAAGGTCGCCAATGTCGGCGTCGTGACCATCCGCCGCGCGATCAACGACGGCACATTGGTGGCGCACAAGTCTGGCCGGCGCATGATCGTACTGCGCACCGATCTGGCACTCTGGCTGCACCAGTTACCGCTTGCAGGTGGCGGAAAATCGGCGACCGGTTGAAGTCGCAAAATAAATATTGTAACATTATCAATAGCTTAGTCGGCCATGTCGTTGGTCATGGACGCCGCCCAGTGGGTGTTTTGACGCTATCCATCGCGATCCCTCGTTTGCAAAAGTGACTGCAGCACAGCGGTTTCTTTACTTGCCGCGATTTGCCGCGATCCTTCGCGATCTCTCATGGTGGCGGAAAATCGGCGACCTTGACATCGAGTCCGGAGGAAAGTAACCAACGACATCGTTTGGTGAAAGTCTCCAGCGACATCACTCTCAAAAGGGAAGCCAACCCATGACCACCAAGCCACAAAGTTCCAAGGACATTACTTTTCTCAACGAAGTTGGCCAGGTCGCCTGCGGCGGCGGCATGTACGTCAGCATCACCCGATTGAGCGATGGCACATTGCATCGCGCCTACTACTTCCGCTGGACCGCCGCGGACCGCTCGCGCCCCGAGCTCAAGATCGCCGACTGCGCCGACATGGCGTTCACCCGGGCTGCGAAGATCGCGACCGAGTGGCGCCTGCTGATACGCAGCGGCGGCGATCCGCGCCGCATCCGGGCAGCGGCGGGCATCACGTTCCAGGCCTTTGTCGAGCAACACACCGCCGACTGGTGCAAGAACAAAAACCCGATGGAGGAATACCTGTGGAAGCGCCTGCCGTCGCAGATCCCCACACTGGCCGACCGCGCACTTGCGTCGATCACGCTCGACGACATCGTGGACGCGTTGACGCCCCTGTTCGACAGGATACCGGCCAGCGCCGACCGTGTCCGCTGGCGCATCGAGACGGTGTTCAACCTTGCCAAGGTGAAAAAACAGTTCTTCGGCGACAACCCGGCAGCATGGTCGCTGTTGAAGCACATCCCCGCCATTGCGTCGGACAAGAAGCGCGCCGCGAAGGAGCGCGTCCATCATGCCTCCCTGCCCTGGCAGCAGCTTCCTGAGCTGATGCGGAAACTGCAGTCCGAAAACCGGGTTGCGGCCCGGTGTCTCGAGGTTGCGATCCTGACCTGTGCGCGGGCGAAAGAAATCCGGTTGATGCAGTGGTCCGAGATCGACTTCGACAAGGCGACCTGGACGGTCCCGGCCATCAGGATGAAGGCCCGCAAGGAGCACATCGTGCCGCTGTCGCGCCAGGCCATTGCGATCATCAAGGCGATGCCGAAGTCGAAAGACTATGTGTTCACCTCGGAGAAGATGTTCGACGCCGACGAGGCCGTGACGGCCCGCACCTTACTGCGTGTCGCGACGGAGATCGCCGGCGTCACCCAGCACGGCTTCCGCGCCACGTTCCGGAACTGGGGAGCTGAGACTAACTCCGAGGAATACCAGACGCTAGAGTACTGCCTCGCGCACGTCGTCGGTGACGAGGCGGCGCGCGCCTACCTGACCAGCAGCGTGATCGAGCGCCGCCGCGCCGTCATGCAGGCCTGGGCCGACTATGCCCTGCCCCCGAGCAACGTTGTGCGAATGGACAGGGTTGCCTAGGGTGCCGATGGGTGATCCGGCCACTTACCCTGGCGACGGTCGCCCCGGCCCCCGTTTCGGAATGGCTTCCCTTGCGGGGGCCGTCTATTGAGACAACACAAGGGAAGCCAAACATGAAGACAATCGTAATCTGCCTCGTTCTCCTGGGCACAGCCGGCACTGTCAACGCGCAGGACAATTGGAGACTGCCGCGCACCGGCCCCGTTCCCGCTCCCGTGCCAGAAGCTGAACGCCATTATGTGACCGCTCCGCTCTGGGAGGTTGGGCCAAAGTCGCAAATCATCGGCTCGCCATGGCTGCTGGACGTAACCGGCGCCGCCGATACGCAGGAAAACTTGCCGGCGTCAAGCGTCCGCACCGTTCGCATCGTGATCAACGAACCGGCTAATGATGCTCCATCGATTGCCACGAAGTCACGCGAAGCTGCTGTCCTCTGGTGGCAACAGTTCCGCAACGCCGCCGGTATGCCGCCGCCCACCGCCGTTTCACCGCCGCCGCTCACCGTTTCGCCGGGGCCACGTTTTACATTTTCGCGGGGGCTGATACTCTTCTGGCGAACCGCCGACGACTGGAGATAAAAGAGGGACGCATCACCTCCACCAGAACGTCCGATACGTCGGCCACCGGCCTTCGCGTTTGATGATCATGTCGCGGGCGATCATCCACCCGTCATCGAATAGACCGAAGGTCCAGCGGCCGAAGCGCCAGAGGCCGTCCTCATACTTGCAGTACCCACGCATGTCTCCGGATCATACTGCCGCGTAACAACGAAAAGAAGCCCCGGTGCGAGCCGGGGCTTTTCAGTTGGGTCGATGGGGGGAATCAAATCGCGGCACGCTTGCGTCGCAAGCGGCCGAGTCCCACTAATGCCAGACATCCGGCGATAAGGCCAGGAATGCCTGCACCGACGATTGGACCCGGTACCGCCAACGGCACGAGATAGAAGCTCTCGCCGCCATCCGTTCCGCCCGAGAACTGCGCCCTGAAGATGAGCCGATCTCCGGCCTGCAGACCGGACAGGTCGAACCCGCTCAGAATATAGTCGCCGAACCCGTTGCCCTGCCGGATATCCGGCATCAGCGTCGGCCCGTCATAGTGCGCCAGCGTCTGGATATTGTTGTTGTTCGCATCGACCCGGAAGAGCCGGAATGAATCCAGGGTCATGGCCGGCGCACCTTCCGCACTGTTCACATCGATGGCGACGCCGAACGATGCCCTGTTGGCGAGTGCCGTGATGATCTGGCCGGCGGTGTAGGCGAGCGCGTCAGCCTCGTCGCCGCTGGCCAGTGACCCGCCGACAAGAGCGGTCGAGAAGAAAGTCCCGCCTGCGGTTTGGCCGGTGTTGACGAAGTTGTTGAAGCCGAAACCGTCCGGGTTATGAGCCTGCTGGGTTGCGCAGATGATGCAGGGGTCACTGACCGACTGCGGCACCGGGTTGGCCAGGGTGCCGAACTGGAGCAGCACGTCGGCCTTGGCCGGCAATGCGAAAGCCGCCGCGACCGCGACGGCGAGAGCCAGTCTTCTCATGGGGAATATCCTCTGGGTGAGCGCGTACAAACGGTACCACATTCCTCAGCAACCCACACAGATTGACGGCGGCGCTGGTGGATAAGGCGGAAGGGGATCGACTGGGCTCTCGCGGCGGCTATCGAAGGGAGGGCGCGTGAAGACTGCCTCCTGCCAACAGAGTCAGCCCCGCAATGACGATCAGGATCAGCACGATGATGTAGATGCCCTTCTTGATGTTTTCGGGCACGTTCATGCCGAAGTTGGCAAGGGCGTAGAAGACAAGCCACAACACTCCCAACAGCACAAGAACGCCGATAAGCAGCCACAGGATCTGAATGGCAAGTGCTATCATGGTTGCCTCCTCAGTGGATCAAAAAAGCGAGGATCGCGCATACCAGCGCCAAGGTCATCAATGCGACAACGGCTTGGCGCGTTGTCATCAGTCTGAACATTTACTTGTCGATGCACTTCAGGATCAATGCCTCGCGGCGCTCCATCGCTTGCGACACCTCATGCAGCACCAGTGCAAAGCCGATCAGCACGATGATGTTCACGACCAACAGCGACAACACGAATGGCGTGCCCTTGAGGCTCTCGACCACCTGCTTCGCGATGTCGGTCGGGACGTTCATCTAGTCTCCGTGAAATTCCGCCAATGTCAGTGGCGGCTGGCCCTCGATAGCGCGCAGCCGGTTCTCATGATTGAACAGCACGGCATCCTGCGGTGCAGGCTTCTCCGCCGGTGGTGGCGGCGGCGGCACGTACGGGTCTGGCACGCCACCCTTGGCAAGCCATGCCTGATACTCGACCCAAGCCATGTTGGCCGGGTCGGCTGGTATCCAAGCGCCGTCCTCGGTGCGGATGATGCTGTCGGTTTCGGTGAGTTGATAGTCTGCCATCACAGCCTCGCATCAGCTTCATAGGCAAACTCGATATGAGATACGGCGGTGGTCCCGGGGTCTTGCCCGGTAACATAAAATCCATTCGGATTAATGATGATGCTGAGAGGTGTTATCCCGTTTGCGGTAAACATTCCAACTTTTCCTCTTGCACCGGGCGGGTCGATTGTCGTTATGACTGGCGATGCCCGCATAACTGGCTTAAGCGGAATATATATTGCGGTCACGTTGTTTGCCGCAGTTGGCGAATTAACTTGTACACGCGGCAATGACGCTTCGTTCTGCCAATAGCGGCGGCATATCTCCAGTTCCTGGCCATACGGCCGCATGATGAACGGCGACTGCGCGGCGGTGGGGGCTTGGATGCCGGGGAGGACGACGACGCCGGTGATCTGGAAAGTGTCGCTGGTTGCAGCAACGCCGTTCGTGGTTCCGGTTGCGCCTTGATAGAGCGCGGCGGCCCAGACACCATCCGTTCCTTGATAGGTCGTGCCCATTGCCATTGCGAACTGCATCTTCAAGCCGATACCATTGTTCGTCACCCACGTTCCGGTCGTATCACCGGTAAGGGTCACTATCTTATATTCCCATGTATCGGCGACGTTCTGCGTGAACGTAAACGGATATGACCTGTTGTCCGCATTATTTCTCACTGCACCGGAATACAAACCGGCTCGATGTATTTTTGTCCAGAATGCAATCGTCAACGGTTGCGCATTTGCCGTGCTAAAGGCAAGCCGAGATGAGCGATAGCCTTCGATGTTGGTATGTATGAGTGCGTAATCTGTGGCCGCCAACGAGGACTTTGAGGTTGTTACCGTGATCTTGATCGAAGAGGTGAACCCCGGCGGTCCGTCAGCAACCTGTTGCGCCGCAACGACTGGCCCCGCTGCGTACACCTTGAAGCCGTCAACGATATGTTGATTGTTGATGGCCGATATCAGGTTTGCGCCACTTTCCTGACTGACCTCGGCCGATCCATTGATTTGAATCCCGTTGTAGGCGAGCGCATCGAACGGCGCGGCGCTGCCACCGCCGCTGGTCCAGGCCGACCATACCCCAGCCTTTTTCTGGCGCGCATAGAGCGGCCCGGGCTGCGTGGGATAGTCTAGGTCACGCGCCTCGAGAACAACGTTCTGGTTCGTCGGCGGATTGGCAAGTGTCTCGCCAATGTAAACAGTGCCGGCGAATGCACGTCCTGCAGTCGGGGAAGAACCGGTTGCGCTTGCCGCTGCGTAGAACGATCCAGGCACCCAGACCTGGCTGTCCCAGTTGGTGACGACCTGCGTCGCCTTCTCACCGCCGACATTGTACAGCGCGGTCGTTGCGTTGGTTGCGCCAGTGCCGCCGGCGATGATCGGCCGCGGCTGGTTGAGGTCGGTCTCGACGTCGTTGACGAACCCGTTGTACACGGTGCTCGCAATCGTCGTGGCCGGAACCACATCGGGAAGGGGTTGCGTATAGATGCCTGAACCGTCACGGGGCATTGCCTGACTCCGTTGCTTGCCGCTGGAGCTGGAGCGCGAGGATGCGGGCAATCTCGTCGCGCTGCGCGCTTGGAGCAAGCGTCGACCTCGGCGCTATCGATGGCGCGCCAGGGATTGGAGTTCGCGCTGCCACTTGCTGGGCCATCTGCTGTTGTGCATAGGGCGATGCCGACCTGATGACATTATCAGCACGTTCAGCAGCCAGACGGGTCAGAGCACTCGATCCAGCCGTAGCGGCAGTTCCACCAGCCATGATCGCGGTTGCGGTCAACGGATCGGTCAGCGCGTATGCACCTCCGAACGGCAAAAGTGTGTGGAAATTTATCCGTGATGTTCCTGACAGGCCACCGCCGATCCGCAGCCCGAGTTCGCCGAGCGATCCGACCGGAGCTACTTCTCCGAGCGCGGCCCTGTCCTCCGGACGCATGAATTTCATGGCATTTTGATTCTTGACAAAATTGGCTGCGTTTTTTCGTAGCGCCTGTCCTTCAGCCATGAATGGAATCTGATTGGCTGTTTTCGATTCCTCGATTGCCGCCGTGATTCGATTGCGCCAATTATTACTATTCAGACCAGTTCTCCAATCGGCATTGGCTTCCTGCAACGTGCGATATACGTCGGATGGCTGCACGCCTGGAGCAGTCGCTACGGCATTAGGCGGTGGATTCTCGAGAAAGTTGTCAATTCTTTCCTTTGCCAAAATAGCGCTTTGCCCTTCAGCACTTCCGGGATCTTTTTCTATGACGCTTCCCAGTTGCTTTCTCGTATTGTGCAAGGATGCAGGATTGGGTGGCATATTGCCCATATCATTAATGATTTTGTGGGTGGCAGGCGCGCTCTTGGGCGTGCCTATAGACCCGGTCTTGATATCCCACTTGGTTAGAGTGCCCAAATCCTTGATTACTGCTGGATCGTAGTTTGCCATGCTCCCGAGATTGTTATACTTGGTCTCTGCAGCCGCGAGTATTTCAGGAGTCGAAGGCGGCAACACGCGCGGTGCAATCGTATTCACACCAGGTATTTTGTCTGTGGCCCAGCGCACACCAGCTCCAGCAAGTTGGCCAACCGGTGCCAAGATCTGTCCCATCGTCGGCCCAGCTGCGCCAATACCCGCACCCACTGCGGTTGCTCCGGGATCAAAGCCGCTGCGTATGGCAGCATCGGTGCCACCGATAGCTCCGCCCGCCGCTGTCTGTCCCCAAAAACCACTGCCGCCGAACAGCGCAGGAAATGCACGAGCAACCGGAACGGTGCTGATCACGCTGCCGGCGAGTCCACCAATGCCCGCGGAGACAGGATTTGCCGCCTCGTAGCGGTCCTGGCCGGTGATCATCTTGTTGTACATGTCCTTGTAGGACATGCCGGGGATCACGGCTGCGGGCGCGGCAGCGACTGCGGCTACGCCCTTGTCGAGCAAGGGGCCGATAATCGGAATGCCGCGCACGATGCTGCCGGTTTGCGTCCCGGTGGGAATACCGGGATCTGGTTGATCGATAGCAAAGCCCGGTGGCAAATCCGTTGGCGACGGAGGCGGGTCAACCGTGAATCCGGGAGGGAGATCGTCTGCCATCACATTGGCTCCCAACGTCCGCCGCGCCGAATGAGTTTTTGACCACCCGGTCCTGTAGCAGTCGTTCCATCAGTAACGGCCGGTGCGGCGGTTGCCGAACCTGCTGCGGAGGCTGGAGCAGAGCCAGGCGCCGCAGATGGTGGTCCGCCACCCCCGACCGGCACGCTCGGCAGCGGCTCACGAACATAATACATCGAACGCAACAATGGCCGCGCCGGCTCTGGCTGGCCCGCCAATGCCGCATCGACCTTCTCTCCGTGTTCCTTGATTGTTTGACGAGCAGCCTGCTCACCGATTGCAAGCAACCGCTGAGCACTCTCCTTGTTGAGAGTGATGTCCTGTCCAGCCATCTGCCTGGCAAAATCCAGGTCCCGGTTGGAAATTTGAGAACCGGCATAGCCCTTGATGGTCGACTGGATGATCGGACCCAGATTCTGTTTGAATGTCTCGGTAGCAGCAACGATCCGCGCGGCATCCTTGTTGCCTGCCAATGCCGCCAAACGGTAAGCGTTCAACTTTGCGTCGGCGCCGAATCCGAAAATGGTTCCTGCATCCATCGCGACCTTGGCATTGGAAAATGCCTCAAGTGACCCGGCTGCTGTTTTGGCCAATTGAGTGCTTGCATCAAGATGTGCGGCCACTGGCGGTGGAAGATTTCCATAAGCTGCCTTGACCGTCTCAGCTTCCTGCGCCTGTTTCAACGTGAGAGCCTGCTGCGCTCGCGCAGCCTCGATTGCAGGTTGGTTCAGCTCGTATTGTTGCCTTGCCTGCCTGTTTTCTTTCCAGAGATTCCATTGTCGCGTGAAATCCTCACGCTGGATGCGCTGCTGATCCTCATACAACCGCGTCGCCTCGGCGCGTGTCTCGGGACTGCGCCATGTCTCCTCGCTCGCCTTGCGATAGTAATCCATCTGCGGCGTCGGTGGCGGCGGCTTTGGTTCCGGCCCGGGATCTGGAAATGGGTTCACCGTCGAAGTCGGCATTGTGGTGGACGGCACAGCACCGGCCGCCGGCGGAACAGGTGGCCTTGCTCCAGCGGGCACGGGTGGTACTCCTGCCGGGCGAGAAGTTGCTCCAGCATCTGCGACCATGACTGGCGCCGGCTGGATGTCGGTTGGGATCGGCGGATTGCCTGCGGCCTCGGCCGGTGCTCCTGCAGCAAATGCCATCATGGAGCTTGGCACACCGAGCGGTGGTGCGTCCGACATCGTGTCCGGTGATGTCAACGCTGATGTAGGCGCCCCGCGCTGCGCGCCCTGCATACGGCGCATGTAGTCCTGGCCGTAGGTGCCGACATTCAGCCGTCCGAACGCATCGGTCGCTCCGGTGTTCTGGATGTTGCCGGGACCGCCGAACCATGCGCGGGCAGCATTCTCCTCGCCATACTTGTCGGCGTACAAGCCCATGCGGTGGTTGAAGATGGCATCCTGCGCCTGTGGACTGCTGAGAAACTGCTGCGGCGTCAGTTCCTGCCCGAGCGCTGCCTTCGACCACGGCCCGACATTCGCCTGCACGATGCCGTAGCGCCCGAGCGCAGGACCGTACTTCGTCGGAACGCCGACTGTCGCGTACGGGTCATTCCGGCCGCCGCTTTCAATGCCGCCAATCGCCTGCTGACGCGCCGCCAGAATGCTATCCGCCGGTGCTGAAGAACCAGGGTCTGGCACCGGGGAAATAACCGGAGGGGTTGGCCCCTCCGTATCCGTAGGGTTTTGTTGCGGCACCCCCGGAGCCGTGGAACGAACTATTGCTTGCGTGATTGCAGCACGGCCAGGATTGTCTGCAGTTGGCGCATAAGCCACCGGGTTAGTCGGAACGGTGGCATCGCCGGCATCCGAACGTACAGCAGGCGGAGAAGTCCCGGTCACCGGTGGTGGACTCAATGTATCCTTCGCTGCGAGTGCTTTCTCCGCCTCGGCGAGTTGACTCATCGCCCGAGCCTCGCCAAGACCTTCGCCAATCGCCGTTATGCCTTCTCCAATATTCTTTGGATACGGTCGCCCACGCATTGCATTCGCCACCGCGATCTGGCGTCGACGCTGAAGGTCTGCGTAACTTGGAGCAACGCCACCGGAACCTCCAGCGAAGAAGAAGGAAGGACTCGACGGGTTGAGATAGTCGAGAGGGTTGGTTGGATCTGCCATATCACGCCCTCAATATTGAACCCATCACACGACTGCGGTCGATGTACTTCACGCCCTTGCGCGTTGCCACCGCGCCAGGATCGATCTTCTCGACGTCCTGCGCCATCGGGCCGATATGCTGCGTCGACGCCGGATCGTCCTTGTAGCTATAGGCATAGATCGGCAACTTCTTTGGATCGTCGTCATCGACACTCGCCGCAAACACCGTGCCCATGCGGTGGATGTTTTCCTTCGCGCGCCGATCAGAACGCAAGTATCCGCCAAGCGCGCCGAACACACCGCCGACGATCTGGTTGAAGTTCTGACTCTGCTGCTGATAGTTCTGCAGATTCTGATTGAAGTTGGTGTTGATCAGTCCAGCAATGTCGGTCGTTGGAATCTGGTTTGTCGGCGTGTTGACGAACGACGGTTTCGACACCTGCGAACCCGACATCAGCGAGGTAATCTCGTTGATCGGTTCCTGACGCTGCGTGTATGCCTCACTAAGGTACTGCTGCCGGGCTTGATTGGCCGCATTGAACTGGGCCTGCTGGTTCGCCAGCTTCTGCGCCTGTGCCGAATTATAGAACTGGGCGCCGAGTGCGTTCTGCGTGTACTGCGCCTGCTGCGCCGTATTGGCGAACTGACCGCGGCTCTGTGCCTCGGTGAACGCCTGCTGTTGTGCGGCATTCTGGAAGCCGGCACGTTGCGCGGCCATGTCGGCCTGCAGCTTTTGCTCCTGCCCGCCCTGCGCAGTAATACCCAATCGCGTGTCGGTCAGTTGCCGACCGAACTGATCCATCGCGGCCTGGTAGCCGGGAGAACCCGGCATCATGCCCTTGTCGGCGAGCTGTGCGTCCAAGTTGGCGCGGTCGCGCTGCAACTGCGGGTCCATGCGCTGGTACAGCGCCTGCTCGACCCGGTCGCGCTGGGTAGCCGCATCACCGACGCCATAGTCCGTCGTGATCGCACCGGCATCGCCGAACGTCGTCTGCTGCAGGCCACCTGGATTGTAGGCACTCAGTGGATCGCCGATGTTGAAATCTGCATTGCCGGCATTTGGCGCCGCCCCGGTAGCAGGCGTGCCAGGCGTGGCTTGCGTGCCTGGAATCATCGGGAATCCGGCGGTGCGTCCCTCAGCTTGGCCAAACTGCTGATAGTGTTGAAGGGCAAAAGTATTAGGGTCTGATCCGGACGCCGCAGCCGCTTGCGCCACATCCGGATAGGCCGCCAGATAGGCCTGCGCGTTAAAGTAAGGACTCTGAGTGGCGGGCGTGCCAGGCGTACCAGGCGTCGCGGCAGTGCCCGTGGACGGATTGAACGGTGTGCCGAGCAGATTGGTCAGCAGACCGCTCTGGTTGCTTGCGAGATTGGCAAGGTTGGTCTGCGCCGAAACACCAAGATTGCTGAGGTTCTGCTGCGCCGGCGATAGGTTCTGCGTCGCGGTGAAGCGCGGGATCGGATAGCTCTGCCCGGTGGTCGGATCGGTGTAGTTGTACGTCCCGGTCTGATCGTAAGTCAGGCTTCCCTGCGGCGTGACCTGGTTTGTATTGTTCAAATTGGCGTTGGCAATCGCGGTGCCAATATTGGTGCCCGTCTGCGCCGCACCCGTTGCAATCGGGTTGGGTGGCTGTGGCGGTGATCCGGTGAACCAGGACATCGTTGCCTCTCAATATTGCTGCGCCATTCCCGGCGGTGGAACGGGCGGTACTGAAGGTGTCGGCGCATAATCGTTTCCGCCGCCATATGCGTCGGATGGCATTCCAGGCATTAACCCACCTGGCTGAGGCGGAACGCCCGGTATGCCGGTCGCTGCTGCAGGCATGGCTCCAGGCATCGCACCGGGCATCCCCTGCGGCGGCGGCATTCCCGGTTGCGGCATGCCCTGTGGCGGCAATCCGGGCAGTCCGCCGGCTGCGGGAGGACCGCCGGGCATCGGACGTTGCTGCTGCAACCCGGGCACCCGCAATGCAGGCGGCGGGTTCTGCACACGCATGAGGGCCTGCGCAATGCGATTGCGCGCGATGCCCGATGCTCCCATGCCTACTGGGGTTTGATTGTATCCGTATGCCATATCTTCCTCCTAATCGTGAGATTGCGAGAGGGAGACCCAGGTACGTCGAGAGACAATGTCTCTTACATTCGGGCGAGACATGCCATATTCAGCCGCCAAATCGGTATAAGTCTCGCCCGATCCCCCTCGCCACAATACAGCATAGGCATTCTCTGGACTGAACTTGCGTTTTCCGGCGCGTCCCTTAAGCGCCATGTCTCGCGAATTGTCTGCCTTGGTTCCGAGAAAGAGATGATCCGGCCGCACGCAGCCGCGATTATCGCACTTGTGGAGCACACAGCTTCCATCAGGGATTGGGCCGCACCAGAATTCATACGCAACCCGATGTGCTCGGCGTGGATGCCGTCCCGGCGTACTAATCTGACCGTATCCTTGCGATTTACTGCCCAGCCATTCCCAGCATCCATCACCCGTTTCTACGAAGGTATAGAACCGATCTTTCAATGCTTTGGGCTGCGGTCCACGTTTGCCCATCATGCGGCCTCCTTGATATCGCGAATTCCGCGCATATTATGCGGATATCGCCTGCAGAATTTATTCGCGGCCCACGCCTCATATGTCAAGCAGCATAAGACACCATCACGATCTCGGCCAAACATGCGAGGAACTAGAATAAAACTAAAATTGCCCACAGCAAGCTGACGCAACAATCGCTTATTGTCTGCCGGTGTACGCTGGATCACCATTTGGCACTTAAGTTGCAAGAATGGATATTGATACATTATGGCAAGCGTCTCGCGCGTAAGCCATCCACTTCTCGGCAGCGCCGCTCCAGTGATCTCGATTGTTTGCGCAACACTGTCGTATTGATGATAGACGATGCCGGCGATGAATTTGCCGTCTGCATCCGCAATGCCAATTGCCGTGTAGTTCTCGAAGCCTCGTCCACGCGCATGCGGGATCAGCTGCGCGACCGCGTGCGCAACGACCTCGTCGTGTCCGTAGATGTAGTGGAGCATCAATCACCCTCACCATCGCCTTCGCCGCCACCGCCCATGCCGGCATCGCCACCAGCAGCATCACCCGCATCAGCAGCGGCATCAGCCGCAGCATCGGCTGCAGCCTGATCGGCGGCTGACAAGCCGCCCATGCCAAGACCGCTGTCGGCGGCGCTAAGACCACCAAGACCTTGATTTGCGCCGCCCGGTCCGAGACCGGCCATCCCGCCAAAGCCCTGACCCAACGAGCTGCCGCCCTCAAAGCCCATGCCGGTGAGGCCGCCCTGCGCCGCCATCGCGCCGGCGGGACCGCCGCCGAACATGCCGCCAGCGGAGAAGCCTACATCGCCACCCATGTTCGCACTGCCGATGCTCGGACCGGAGCTTAACCCCTGCGCAGCCTCCTGCGCCGCAACTGCCTCATTGACGGCTTGGTTGAACCCGGGATCACCTTCGAAGGAAGTCGCAGGTGCTCCTGCAGTCCTGCCGCCGCCAGGAGTGGCTGAAACCGCCGGGGAACCGGGAGCTCCAAACAATCCGGAGACGGCATTCAATCCGCCGCCCCACAGGCCGCCGGCAAGACCCTGCAGTCCTTGCCCAAGAGCATTGCCAGTCAGACCGGTCAAACCCATCAACCCGCCGGTCAACGCGCCCATCGTGCTTTGAGCAGGCGCACCCGGATTTGTCGCCGCCTCCTGCGCCTGCGCGGCCTCTTCTGCCGCCGCATTAAGGGCGGCCTCTTCGTCTGGTGTATTGAAGGTCGCAGTTGAATTGAAGCTACTGGGCGCCGGTGCGGCATTGCCGAGACTGATAGCGGTTCCAAATTGCCCAAGAGAACCAGAAACCGGAGCGCCCGCCTGCGTCTGAGCCGGGGCACTGGCAGTCGGCGCATCCGCGACGGTAAAGCCCGGCTGACCAATAGTCATCCCGCCGGTATTTATCGCTGAGTTATTGGAGCCAACAAGATCACCAAAGCTTGACGGCGTGGCGGCACTGACTGGACCGGTGAAACCAAGCGCAGAATTTCCTGAAGGATCTGCCGACCCCAACGCACGCCCTGCACCAGCTATAGCGGCATTGCCTCCCGCTTCAAATCCCGGCGCTCCCGTTGTGAAACCTGTAGCACCTGTAAAACCTGATGCATCGCTCGCAGGATCGCTCGAAAGTGCATCTTGGAAAGACAGCGAGGATCCAGGCGTGCTTATGCCCTGCTGCATCAACGCCAGGGCCAATGCATTACGCTGCGCGTTGATGTCACCGCTATCTGCGAACCCATACGCCATGCTGCTCTCCTATACGTTGACGCCGGCGCGCTCGTAGGTCGCCGCAATCGCGACGAGCTCCACGTCAGGCCTAGCTTGCTGCGCGACAGTCACCTGCACAATCGGCGCATGACTGAATCCCGTCATGCCGATGGACACCCACATCGTGTTGCGATTGGCGGGCTTGCCGGCCGCCGGCTGGTCCCACTGTGCATACGTCGCTATCTCCGTTGGCGTCGGCGGTGGCGCCGCCGGCTGCGGAGATGCAAACGTCCAATATGTCGGATGAGCTGCACGATCTGCAGCAAACGTTCCGGTTGTCGCGCTGGTATGAGGCAACGCACAAACCCAGGTACCGGCTCCCGGGGAAGGATCATAAGCTCGGTCGCCGGCAATATAGCCGTGCGCGTTTAGCCACAGCGCACCGTAATTGACGCCCGGGTCCGGCCCCCACAATCCCTCGTCCCAGACGTCGAGAAGCCCCGGATCAGGACCGGGCGGCGGCGGCGGTGGAATCGTGACGATCAGATCGGTGGTCGCAGAGAGTTGCGGCTCGAACGGCTCGACCGGCGGCGATTTGAAGATCGCGCGCGCCTGATGCCACACGGCATTGGCGGACCCGGATTGTAACATTTCCCAGCCGCCAACCAGCGTGGCGACGTAAGGCCTGCCATCGTCATAGCCGGTTCGGTCGGCCTGCATGATGATGCCGTCTTGCGTGCCGAAGAACATGTCAGCGCGTAATCGAATGAAGCACATCGCATCCCATCCGACACAGCGCGCAAACGCACCGGTCGTGTTGTTCATCGCAAGGCAGTAGCGCTCGCCGGGAGAGCCGCCCGGGAACGTGATGAAGTTACCGCCGTATTCGTCCCACTTCTTCATCGTCCATGGGAACTGCCGTTTCGCGGTCACCTCATCGCGCCACATCGGCTTGATGGCGCGGGTGATCAGCGCAAGCTCGAGTTCGCCAGCGCTCTTGGTAATCGCTTGCGAGATCGGCACGATGCCGTCGACCGTCAGGATCAGCAAATCGCCACCAACATTGTCGTGCGCGTTGATGCCAAGCGGCGGGGAGATGTGATACTGGCCCTCCTGGGTCCAGTTGTTCGGATCGGCCGGATTATTGCCGGTGAAGATCAGCACCTCTCCTTCCGACGTCATTACGGCGAGCTTGTCGTCAATGCCGTCCCCTGCGTCAATTGACCAACTCGCCATGAACATCAGGTAGCCACCGTGCGTGGCTGCACCCGAGAGCGGGATCTCGATGAGCTGGCCGCCGATGCTGTTGGTGTTGGGCAGATACCAGACACTCATCGACTTGGTCTGGATGAAGAACAGCCGATTACGATACTTGCAGACGTAACTCAGGTTGCTGCCACTCGCGACGGCACTGCCAGGCGGCCCGGTAATCCATGAGGCGCCATCGGATGCCGTATCCGCTGTCCAATTGCCCGGATGCGCAATGCGATCCGCCGAGAACGTGCCGGTGCCGGCGCTGGTATGGGCAACAGCCACTTTCCAGTATGTGTTGTCGGTCGTGTCGAGTGCCCTGTCTCCAACGATGTAGGCATGACTGGTCGCCCAGGCTGTCGGCGGCGTGCCGTTGAGCGTGACCCAGCTCGTGCCGTTGAAACGCAGCGGATAGTCGCCGGTCTCATTCACCGCGATGAGCCAATAGCCACCCTGGTTGGAGAGCTGGGCGGCGGAATAATTGCCGCTGGTCTGCCCGCTCTTGACCAGCACCGGCGTCGTGTTGGTCACATCGAACAACTTGGTCTGCTGGCCGGCAAACATGCGTTGCTGACTGCCACTGACATACTCGAACGCCGATACCACCGGCAAGCGGGTTATGGTCGTGTTGGCGGTCCAAAAGGTCGGGTGCGCGATACGATCTGCGGCGAATGTGCCAGTGGCAGCACTGGTGTGATTGACCGCAACATTCCAGAACGTGCCATCAGCCGCGTCATAGGCCGTGTTTCCGACCGTGTATGCGTGTGCGGTCACCCATGCCGGTGCGTCGAGCGCGTGCAGATCGCACCAGCGGATTGTTCCGCCGCGCAGCTTCACGCCCCGCATTGTCGGCAACCAGTTGTCGCTGACGATGCAGGCGCCAGGCCCTATGAAGGCATCGTTTTCATTCTGGATGATCCCGCGGGTTGGTGCCGGGATCGTCGTGAGTGCAAGGTTCTGCGCGTATTGCCCCGGCACCGGCTGACGACGGAATGCCTGATGGACACTCATGGCGACGGTGCCGGCCACGGATAGGCAGTACGGGGGCCAAACTGTGAGGATGGCATGCTGTCAATGATGATCGGCGCCGGCGAGTCGGCACCCACCTCGATCTGCAGCGCATCGCTGTAGGTGCCCATGTCCTCGGCGTAGGGCGATCCCTTCTGCTGTTTCCAGTTGAAAATCATGCCCAGTTTCAGCAGACGTTCGTCCAGCACGAAACTGTCGCCGTCCGCCATGAAAAGATCACCGCGGCCACCGACAGTACTCGCCAAATTGATGCAGTTGCGATTGAGGTAGGCAAACGTTGCCGTGACGCCGGTACCCATCACCGGCTCGATATGCATCTGTCCGCCGTAGATTATCCACTCACCCCAAGGCCCGGGCATGTTACGCCGACGACGCTGCATCCACTCATTGAGATCGGGATAGAAGGCCATCGGTTGCAGGGCCGATGTCGAGCGCCAGACGTCCGTCTTCAGCAGCATGCGCTTGTAGTCGGCGGGCAGATTGAAGGCCGTCGTGACGCCGTCACCGTTGAAGGTCACCATCGACTTGAGCGCCTGCCATTCGCGCGTGTTGTAGGCAATGCGCTGCGCCATCTCGTTGGCATTGGCGAGCATCTCGAACATGGTGCGATTGGAATTGATCGCCGCAAACACGGAGCTCGGCATCTGTACGCCGACAGCCGCGGTTACGCTCTGCACCGTCGAGATGAGCGTCATCACGCCACCTTGCTGGGCCGGTGATCCATTGCCATTCGCTCGAGCACCTTGCGGTTGAGATTGCCCTGCGGCGTGTGTCCGCTGTGGACGCGGATGAAGTCACGCAGCTGCTCGTCGGTCATGTCGGCAAACTCGCCGGTGCCGTTCGACACAGGCGGCGCAGCCTTGCGGGCGCTCGCGAGATCCTCCTCGAGCAATCGATTCTTGATCTCCGCAGCCTCGAGCCGCTCCTTCAGTTGCATATCCGGCGCGTTGCCCTTGCTCGCCTCGATGTACTCGAGCGCCTGGTTCTTCATGTCACGGCCGCCGTGGCCGAGATTCTTCAGTTCCTGGCCATCGATGGCGGCGAGCTGTTCGACAATGTAGATGTTCTGCGCCCGCAGTTCCGCGCGCCGTGCCTCGGTCAGGAATGGCGCCTCGGCCAATGGCGTGCCAGACTTGGTCTGCGCAACGTGTTCCTTGAACTGGCGATACTGTTTCGAGAACCGCTCCGCATAGGTGTACGACACCTGCTCGCCGCTAAACTGATCGGTCCTCCATCCCGCGAACGCGGTCGCCGGAAACGGTTGCCAGTCCTTTCGGCCGGGAAAGCGGATCTCACAGTGCTCAACATCATCGAATATCGGCCGCCCTGCCAACTTGCTCTTGGCATCATTCTTCACGGCAACATTGCGAAATGACACAACCAGTGAGGCGTCGGGATCGCGGGAGTCGTAAGCCATTGTTCAGTCTCTCCTCAGTTAGGGGGCCGAGACTGCCGCTCCCAACACCGGGCTGGGTCGGTGAACAGCAGTCTCGGTGGCCGGCGATGGAAGGCCTCGCCGGTGTTAGTTCATCGCGTCTCGTCCGTGGTTGGGGTGAAAGCCGTATTCTTTTTCGCCCTGTTTTCGAGCCGCAATAGCATCGTCTTTGTTCTTGTAAGAACCGAGACTAATAAAAGTACGGCCTCGAATTATGTATGCTTGCCACAACCCACCCTTGGCGACATAGCGAACACCCGTAGTGCCGCTAGAGTTATCTTTGTGTCTGGCAGCGTTTCGAAGATTTTCAGACCGGTTCACTGAACGAAGATTTGACCATTTGTTATTTTTTCTGTTGCCATCAATATGATCAATGTCCTCTGCTGGATCATTCCCTGTCATCCATTTCCAGATGACGCGATGTGAGACATAATGCACGCCATCAATAGCGCCGTGTTTATATCCATCGCCCTTGATGGCAGCTAAGGCTTCCTTGCCGGCCCATCGGGCGTTCCACTTGTCGCGATTGTGCTCGGCACCATGACCACCGTTTTCAAACAACGAAAGATCACGCTTTTTCCAGCGCAATACCCCGTTTAGATGATCGTAATCCAACAGCATGCGCAGATGCTCTTGCGACGGTAACTCTCGTTTCATTTGCCCCTCTAAAGTTGGTTGATGAGCGCCAACTAAAGAGGAGCACAGTTCTATCAGTCGTGTCAACAAACCCAATCAAGCTGCGGGGTTGCTGTCGATGAAACGCCAATTATAGAGCGGATTGACCATCGTGAGCTCTCCCATCCACCCGATGAACTGGGCTATGGCGTCCTTATCTATAGGATTTAATCCCTCACCCGGGAAGATGTTGTCGAAGTTGCGGGCGGGGTTGTAGCGAATGCGGAGGCTGTCGGTGTTGATACCGAACGTGGTGTTTGCCGGCATGTTGGAACCGATGCCGCCGTCGAGGACGATCTCGGCGCGCTTGCCGCCACCGATGTATTCGATGGCCGAGAAGCCGAGTTGGCCGAGTGTCGTCTCGTTGGTCTGACGCTGGATGAGGACCGTGGCGGCGTCGTATGCCGAGAAGTGTTCCGGCGACATGATGAGCAAATCGGCATAGTCGCGTCCGCGCGATGACTTGGTCATGATCGTGTTGAGGAACGGCCTGACGGTCGTTGATATGACCTGGGTGCCGATTGCGGTATTGAGTGTCTGCGCGTCGTAGAGCGAGGTGCGCCAGATCGTTGCCGAACCGCGGTCGATGCCGCCGTAGGTACCGGAGGTGTTGGCAATGGGGATAGCGGTTGCCAGTCCGGTGATTTGCTTGCCGCCGTTGGCAGTGCCATCCGAGTAGATCCCGGCGTCCATGGTGTCTTCGAGGGATTTCTCGGCGGCCTTCATGTAGGTCTTGAAGACATCCATCAGTTGAGCGTCGCCTTGGTTGTTGAGAATTTCCTGCATGGACAGGATGACCGGCACGACGACCATTTTCGGGTCGTAATAGGCATCGTTGAACAGATCGATTGCCGGGTTCAGCAGTTGGTCGTAGCCGCTGTACCACTGGGCGACCTGCTTTGAGACCTGCAGTGTCTGGCGAATACGTGGACCGCTATAGGTCTCCCACAGGCCCTTGCGTCGCAGGACGGCGAGCATGGCGTTATTGTTGGAGACGAGATCCTGATATCCCGATGACCGGTCTTCGAGGGCCAGCGAGAGTATTTGTTGATATGAGGCATTTGGGTTGATGTTCGGCATCGTGTTGCTCCCACGAAAACGGTGTTGGTTTCAGACGC